TTTGGTCTATGGTGGTGGCTATGTCGAATAAAAAAGGTAATTCAAAAATGATTAGGCGTTTAGTTCAGCATGAGCCTTTAGTTGCATATGCACACAATATGCAGATAGAGCGTGATAGAAGAGCATGGCAAGCTGTTAGTGATAGTTTGCCTGATAACGCTTTCTCTGATGACGTAGTGCCTGATGATGACGATACAAAAGGCAGGGTAAGCAGACAAGCGTCACACATTGAAACAGGGCTAGATAACTATGGCTGACAGTAGACAAAAAGGTGCAGCATTTGAAAGAGCCATCATCAATGCCATCAAGGATAGGCTAGGCGATAAGTTGCCTGAGATGCCAAAGCGCAACCTCTCTCAATATCAAATCAAAGGTGAGGCTGACATACTAATACCTGGATGGTCTATTGAATGTAAGGCTCATGCCAATACTGGTGGCGTTTACAAGCAGGGCTGGTGGCAACAAGCTATAGATGCCGCTGCAAATACTGACCGCTTTCCAGTTTTGATTTATAAATTTAACAACAGGCCAGTGCGGTGCGTACTTCAACTCATGGCTGTTTGTCGTAATTTCTCTTATGATCCTGATTTAATTTGTGAAATGTCTCTTGATACATGGCTTCACATTGCTCAAGAAAGTTTAGGGGTTGACAGATAATTTCGCGTTGATAAAATCGGCTCTGCCGTTTCTTAGAAAAGCCGCGCAGCTACACTGCAACGCATTGATACTTTGCTCTCCTAAATTTCTATAAAAAAAGCACTGCAATACAGTAGTGCATTGCAGTGCAGTAATGCCACGCGGCATTGCATAGGTTAAACTTTTATTGAGTTTACCAGTGCCTTTTCAATGTTGTCCAACATTCTCATGTTTTTAGCGTCCAGTGAACTGTAAGTATCAATGACGTTTCCTGTTGGGTCTACACTTCCAATATATTCTGTAAAAACTGTGCTTAATAATAAGTTTATTTGTTGGTCAGTCAGTACGACTATATTTTTCTTAGCCATTACTTTTTCCCTCTCTCTTTTGCTAGTTGTTCGTCACGCTCTAAAATGGCGTTTCTCTTTAAGGCTTCATGCAGCATAGCAACAGGCTTTGGCATTTCTCTTTCGCCTTTCTCATAGCGTTGATACGTCCTTTGCTTTACGCCAAGCCTTTCTGCCATCTTTGCCAGGGTTAGCCCTAACTGCAATCTTTGCAGCTTGATATTTGTAGTTTGCATCGTTATACCTTTCTTTGTCCTCTTTGCTAGTGGGCTAGGCGGTGCATTAGCCAATTCTGCACCGCCTTTTTTATCCCTTTCTCTTTTACTATGCAACGTCATCAAATTCAGACCAGCTATTGATTGCGTAATCAATGCCATGTTCCAAAATATACTGATGAACATGGTGACGATCCCTGCTTGATGCTGTTTCGCTGTCAATATGAATAAGCAGTTTATCGCCTTGCCCATCCATATCCAGCAGCCGCAGCCAATAGCCATCGCCATTAGCCCAAGCCACAACGCTCATATTAAGCATTGCCGCATCATATGGGCCAGCTATAGCCGATAAATGGCTAATGATTGATATTCTTTTATGCTGTTTTTCCAGAAATTTTTGATCTGTTTTTTTAGACATGGTTTACCCTCTCTCTTTTGCTAGTTAGTTTTAAAACGTCATTTCTCTTCTAGTCTGCATGGCAAGGGATTTGATTTGCCTTGCCGATGCCGTACGCCATTGCTGGCGATTTAAGAGCCACCGACAGCCTTTAGGCTGTCAATGGTAGTAGTTTAGCCTAGCCCTATCAATTGGGCTGGTGTGATGCATTGCGGCGCGTTCCAGTCATTGACCATGCCGCAACCTGTCGCGATGTTAACCAATAGAAAAGCTATAAACAGATTAAACGCGATAAACGCCAAGCCGATAAAAAAGCCTTTAATCATTGCTATTCACCCACGCCATAGCCTTGACCATCAAGTCGCTGCCAACGCCCCAATCATCTACACCGCCATGCAAATTTAAGCCGCCGCATTTTGACCAATCAGTTTCATTCAATGTTTCTAAACCGTAACGACTGACAAATTGACCAAGAACCTTGCCGCGTGGCGTGCTGCAATGCGGATATCTACGATCATAAAATTCTATCATCGTTTGGCCTTTACCTTCGCCTTTATTGCCAGGCTCATTTGTCAGGCAATTATCAAGGCCGTATTTATCGCCGTGATAAACAATGCGGATTGACCAACTAAGGCCGCTTTCCTTGTCTTTGAATGTTTTTGTTTTACACATAACCCTTTTTTCCTTTGCTAGTGTTAACTGATGGCCTCATCAGCAGCGAAACAATCGCTAGACGCGGCTTGCGCCGCGTTTCGGCCTGTTTAAAAGTCGTTGAATTGATCGCCAGCTATAGGCTTGCCAGCGGCAAGCTTGGCGAACTGAATAAATATATCGTCATCAGCTAGGCTGCCATCGTTATCAATCCATTCGCCGCCGCCGCGATGATCCAAGGTGATAAAATCGCGTTGTTCATCGTTAGGGCTTTCGATGCCAAACCCGCAATCATCAAGAATGACTGCGTAATGCTCGCAATGATCCGACATTTTAAACAGCTTTGCATCAGTATAACCGCCGCGAACATCCGCGCCGCCGTGAATTTGAATTAAAACATATTGTTCGCCGTTGTCGTTTTCTAAATCAGTACCCTGCAAAACTTGGCTAAACTGATTATCCCAATTATAAGTATTCCATGTTCTGCGTTCATTTTCTGAGTTGTTCAAAAAACCATTAACGGCAAGCCATTGATGCTGTCGGTTGCTTGTTCCATAAAATTCGCCATCCCAATTATCACAAGGCATTGCGTTAAATTCGCGGCACAATTCATCCTGTTCTATGATCCCGCTTGTTAACTTGTGAAATACTGAAACGCTCAACTCAGGTTCCGCGCTGATGATTTCGCCTTTGTCGTTTTCCTGCGTGTAAAAGTTAAGCGTTGCTGGCGGCTCATTTCTAAAATCATCAATGGTCAACTCTTGGTTTCGTTGCCAGTTGCGTCCATTACCGCCGCCGCTGTCTAGCATATGCGTGCCAGTGTTAGCCGTTAGCATTTCAAATATTACTTGTTCGGTTGATTTGTTCATTGTCCATATTCCTTTGCTAGTGTTGATTATTCGATTATCAGCGGCGCGTATAAACAGCCAATGCCAACGCCACCTAATAAAGTGGCAATGTAAATGCCGTTAGGAAAGCCAGTTGCAACTTCAAGAACAGATGCAACGATGAAAACGATTGCGAGTAACATAAAAATAATAGTATCGGTCATTTGTTTGTTTCCTTTTTGCTAGTGTTAATCTATTCAGTATAGACCAATGGACTACATAGCAAGCATAAAATGCAAAATAATTGAAATTAATTTAATCCAAGCTGAGAGTGGCATATATATAAGTATAGACCAATGGTCTTATTTACTGTCTACAAAATACATGATATAAAGATTTTCATTGCAAAGAAAGCAAAGCACAAAGCAGCGCATTGTCGCATGGCATCCAGCTATTGAATTGGAAAGAATGAGTTGGCTTTTACATTTCATTTCACACACAACACATACAAGCTACGCGCAGCAATGCAAGGCTTGCCACAATGCCAGCAAATGCAAGGCCAGCGGGGGCTTTCTGGAAATGCGATGCCCCCGACAGCCGGTGCCGTGCTTTATATATGTTAAATAGTACATACCAACACACAGCCAGCGAGGTACTATGGCAAAGCTAACAAAGACAAAGCAGACTGAGGTAGAGCAGCTAGTGACGGACGGTCATAGCATAGTGAGTGCTTGTTCATTAGCTAAGGTAAACCGTTCTATGCTTTACAAGCTGATGAAGGATGACAGTGAATTTGAGGCTGTTATTCGTGCGGCACAGCGACAGAGTGCTGAGAAGTCTTTAGAGGAACTGGATGAGTTATACAGTGATGCGCTTCACAAGCGTAAGGACTATGATCCTAATGTCTTGCGTGATTATGCTACTCATGTAAGGTGGAAGGCATCTAAGATTATATCTGACCGCTATGGAGAGGCCAAGAGTAGAACTGGTGTAGAGGTTAGTGACGGTACGGTTCGTATAGTTTGGGAGACTTCGGATGGCGTTAGTTAGGGAAGCTACATTAAAAGACTTACCTTACATTGTAGATTTATCTAAAAAAGAAACCAAGGCATTAGGTTTTATTCCAAAGCCAGCTTATGAAGCGGCTGTAACTGGTGTTAAAACTGGCAAGCGTTGGTCTACTACTTGCAACGACAGGATTTGGCTGTATGAAGAAAATGGTGATCCTGTGGGTTTTGTTATGATGTCCTTTGGTAAATGGGCAAAGGTAAACCAGATCGCCATACAAAATGATGCACGTTTGATTGAAAGAGGGAAAGCCTTGCTAGGGGCGGGGGTATCTCATGGTTTGTCGTTAGGTAGGCAGGACTTCGTTTGTGGCTGTGCTGATGACCTTGAGAGCAATTTTTTCTGGGGTGCTGTAGGCTGGAACAAGCTAGGAACGCGCAAAGGCATCTCTTATAAAAACACATGGCTTGAAACTAGCAAGCGCACAATAAACGTATACCATCACCAG